GTTGACGCAGGGGCCAACAATCTTAATAGCTGCTTTCACTTCTGAATTTCTCACACTGTAGTTCTGGTTGAATTCACTGATTTCACTCATATTTCTAGCACTCTTGGGGTCACTAACTCTTATTGTTATTGCGTTCATTAGAGGTTCCAACATCCTGCTGACCACTTGCATGTACCTGCTCAAAGACAAGTTGTTCTGAATGTTGTCTTTTGATTTATTGATTATAATCACTGACCACAAGCTTGTTCGGTCATCAGAGGAAACAGCTCCATGCCTGGAAATAACCACATCAGCTCTTTCAAGTCTATTTCCTCCATCTTCCAAGTTCATAATTTCGTTAACTTTAAGCTGACCATTTAAATATCGTCTCCCAAATTTTTCATGAAGGACATCAATTACAGCACCCACGGCAGAGGAGTTGTAATGCATGAACCCTTGAAACATGTTTGTTTCATTGGTGAATATATTTTCCCCTTCTTTCATTATTGGGTTTTCCCCTTCACCTCTGAAGTCTTTTTTAAGTCTGTTGATGGCTGCCATTGTGCTGTCTATTTTCGGCCTCTTCACAAAGTTGTCCAACACTGAGTGGGGGATGATCACCTTCTTATTTGTAAACCTGTTCATGGCAGTAGTGAAACTTGCCCCAACTTCAGGGCCAAGCATAGCATTTATGCAACAACAGAAGACTGACATGATAAAGCTCTGGCACCATGTCGTGCAATCAAGAACATCATTGAAATGCCTGCAAGTTGCTGAGGGGTACTTCTTCATTATTTCTTTAACTTCTCTTTTGTGGTTTTTTGAGAACATCATTTTTTTAGATCCAAATGTTAATGTTTCGACATCTAGATTCTTGCACACTGCCCTTCCAATGTTTTCTAAATATAGTTGAACGATTCTTGATTCAATGCTTGATACTAAGATTTCTCTGATTGTCCCATGTTGAGATTTTTTGAACATGTTCACTATTGGTAACCACTCTTTATCCTGAAGCACCAAATCTGCCAATTCTGGAATACTTGGCATCTCCCCGGAAATCACTCCTTCTTTTAACTTTTTTTCAAACCATTTTGGGAAAGCTAAAATCAACTTTTCTCTTTTCACAGCTGTTTTTGTTGAATCAAAAGTATATGTTTCTGGTGGTATGCATGAGGATTTTAGTGTGGTGTATTTATCCTCTGGCTTTTCTTTATTCAACAAGTATAGTGACTCCAATATGTCATTCCTAGCTTTTTGCTTATCTGGGTTTATTGTTCTGAGGGCTTCATTGCACGCTAACATTATTATCCTTGGGTTCATATTATGCTTCTTAAGCATTTTAAACTTCGTCTTAAGCGAGCCAGTGTTCACATAATCTTTCTTTAGCACTCCATTCTCGTTTAGAGCTTGATCCAACTCTCCTTTTTCCTCTAATTTTTTCATTCTGTGAGCAAGATCATCTACCCAAATGTATTCTTCCTTCAGAGTTTTTTCTAGAATCTGTAGATCTTGAATAACGTCTACCCCACCTATTTTGTTCTGAACACATCCTAAGTAACTAAGATTGATAGCTTGTTCAAAGGTTCGAATCCTTTTCCCACTAACGAAGCTTCTCAGGTTTTTAAATTCATCTTGGAGTTTCATCTCATCCGCTATAATCTTTTCTGATGTTGGCCTGTTCTTTAGCATCCACCAAAAACTGTCTAATATATTTTTTATTTGGAATGCACTTAATCCTGCAGTTATTCTGGTTGGTAGCTTTTCTAAGTTATCCATTACTGAATACTTTTCAAAATTATCAGCCAACACCTTCATGTACATGTATCTGGCCTGAAAAGCTACATTTGCAGATTGTTTTTTTGATTCCAGTTTCATAGCAATGCAAAAAGCTGTGTGCTCCATGCTAAATTGTTCCTTGCTCATTACCTTTAGGATAGCTTTCACTGATTCTGCTGATATTTCCCTGTAGTCCTCTGAAACTCTGCATTCATCGATGTCCTTCTTCGTTTTGGCATTCACAGTGAACAAAGTTTTGTCAGTTGTTTCCGGGTTGCACTCCCAGAAAACTCTATATACTGGTAGCAAATATCGTCTGGCTGACTCATTTTCTGTGCATCTCCATTTATCTATTGTAAAGATCTTTGTGCTTTTACTGAAGACACAGCATGGCTCATAAAACTTCTCGTAGTCACTTGTCCAAATCAATTTACAGATGGCTGGCTTCTCC